ATTGCGGTGGATGTAGAATTTGCGCACAAATCCGCGGAGCAACGGGCAAAGGACAAACTGAAAGACATTGTATTGAACAGCGCAAAACAAGGTGAATACCAGCCGGTTGAGCGGCTGGATTACACAAAACTGGACAATCAGGAAATAGCCGACCAGACCACAGCGGATCTGTTCGGGTAGGAGGAATATGGAAACAGTGGAATTAGAAATACAAGATGCCGAAATAACCATCACAAAGGAGAATGAAAATGGGTAAACTTGCACCCGATGCTTTTTTAGATGCCGCGCTGGATTATGCCGGCGGGGCAGATTATTTATGTGTCTGCGCTGATACACCGACTGATTATACCGGCGCATATACGACCTATATGCTGGCAAAGGTGGCGGTTGACTCCGGAGATTTCACGAAAGCGGATGATACCTCTGGGCGGAAAATTACTATTGGCGCACAAACCGGTATCAGTATCACCAACTCTGGCACAGCGACCCATATCGCGCTTGTCAAAACTGGCGATACCACCTTGCGGTTTGTAACCACCTGTACCAGCCAGGTACTAACGTCCGGGGGTACTGTGGATACTCCAGCCTGGAAAATCTCTATCGCAGACCCGACCTAACGTATGACGACTGTACCACAGAATGTAATCCTGTTCTGGTTCGGTGCCAACGCATCCATTCCTGCTGGATGGTCGCGCGAAACATCGCTAGACGGTAAGTTCATCGCTGGTGCAGCAGATGGCGTAAACCCTGGAGGAACCGGAGGTTCAGCCACACATACGCATACCGTTACAGATCATACTCACACACAAAATTCACATACACACTCAATAACGCTGGCAACACATACGCCATCATTAACAGGTGCAAATACCAGCGGTAATGTTGTTACCAGCCACGGACACACAGCATCAAAAACACATACGGCAACGAACCAAAATGCTACGGTGACATTAGATGCCGCAAGCAGTGAACCGCTATATAGAACGGCCATTTTTGTAAAATCAGCAGGTACGCATGATGTTCCGGCTGGTGTGGTTGGTTTGTTCAACAGCAATACCCCCCCGACAGGATGGTACTTATGTGATGGGAATAACAGTACCCCGGATATGAACTCGAAGCATGTCAAGGGTGCTGCTGCCAGCGGGGATGGAAATTCTACTGGTGGAGCCAGTACGCATTCGCATACCAATACAGCCCACAACCATACCCAAGATGCTCACGGGAACGCAGAAACTACAAACTCAAATACGGGTGGTTCTGCAACTTACGGCAACTCCGGGTCTAATGGTTCACAGGTAAACCATTATCATGTTGTGACGCTGACGGGACAAACAGCAACAAACAATACCGCTTCTGTTACGATCAACAGCGCAAACACAGAGGTTGTTAGACGCGCATTGGCGTTTGTACAGAATAATACCGGTGGTTTGAAAAACAGCCTGATTGGTGTATGGATCGGAACATTGGCGTCCATACCTACCCACTGGTATCTGTGCAATGGTTCCAATGGTACGCCGGATATGCGCTCCTATTTTGTTCTCGGTACGACCGGAGCAACGGGTGGTACGGGTGGAAATAATGGGCATAATCATACAGCCACCGCTCATACCCATACACAAAACGCGCATACTCATACGGTAAGTGTTGGTTCCGCTTCTGGTGATACGGCTAAATACACATCCAGTTCGTTAACCAGACCAGCTACTACGGGCCATTCCCACACGGGAACTGACGGCGGCGCGACAGCCACCAACCAGGATACTACCGTAACAGTTGCGACAACCACAGATACCAGACCAGCGTTCTACGAAGTAGCTTTCATTCAATATATTGAACCAGTAACATTGACAATTCAGGATGCTTCTCATGCATCTACATCCGACAACGCTACTCTGACACAACACAACGTATTGTCGGTGGCGGACGCGGCGCACGTCTCGACGTCGGATAATGTTACCGTCACGGCGCACAATCCGGCTGGTGTTTTACTGACCGTTCAGGATGCTAATCACGCATCCAGCGCAGATGAAATCTCACTGACACAGCACAATGTTCTGGTTGTGTCAGATGCAGGACACGCGCTTGTATCTGACAACACCGACCTGGTGCAGCATGCTGTTTTGATCGTGTCAGATGCGTACCATGCGCTGACAGCGGATAACGCGGTTCTTGTCCAGCATTATACGCTGCAGGTGGATGACAGTTACCACCTTGTGGATTCATATATCCAGGTATTCCCAGTCATTCAATTTCCAGAGCGAGATACGATGCTGTATTACAGCGGCAGAGGAAAAGAGGACTACACGGTTAGCCAATGGTACACGGATGAATTATGTACCGAAGCTGAAAGCGTGCTCACAACAGAAGATGGAACATCGATAGAAGCGGATTTTTACACGGATGTGCTGACAAAGCCTATCTTCCTGTATTACAAAGAAAGGGATTACTCGATCACCACGGAGAGATGAGATGAACAACGATATATGGCCCCCAGATGTTCCGGTAATGACAGCCGGAGAAACGCTGACATTCTCGTGCATTATTCCAGGGTCGAGCGTATCCAGCCCCAGCATGAAAGTGTATGCAAATAAAACGGATGTTACCTCAATCATCTGCCCATCCGGTTCTATTACAGTTTCGGGAAATATCGTGACAACCAAGCCGATTGTCATGCCAGGTAACCCGGCGGCGCGGTATGTGATAGAAATCACATGCACGGTGGACGGAAATATAGAAATTCGCCCTTTTATGGTCTATACGCGGCCAAACGGCGAGGAACGATAATGCCCACACTGATAGACGGGTTATTTAACCTGTCCAACCGGATTGTAAAGCCGGTAACCACCAACCCGGTCAAGCCAAAGCCGAAGCCTGTTATTCAAACAAATGTGCCGGATACCACTCCGCCCGCATTTCAAAACAATGTATATGACCAGGTGGCGGCATCCCTCGGCGCGCTGACTTCTGGCGGGAACACATTACAGTTTTCGTTCGGCGGAAATTACACCGTCACGGTTACAAAGACCGGAACCGTAGTGATGGGAACCGGAACTGCAAATGCCATTCCGCAATTATCGGATGCCAACACGATCATTGATAGCAACCTGCGCATGACCGGCAGTAATGTACTTACTTTGGCGGCCAGCGGGACCGCTACAGCGACCATACCTTATTCTGGTACAGTGGCTATGCCAAAGGTAATTGCATTGACACCCGGTGTATCTGTTTCGTGTGACTTAAACCTGGCGACAGTATTTACCCTGACCCCCGGAGAGGATGAAACCATCACGCCCAGCGGCGGAAATGCGGGGCAGACTTATACACTGGTTATTACCACTAGCGGAACGACCAGCCGGACGCTGACATTTGCCAGCCCGTGTAAAGTAACCGGAACGCTGGCAACTGGAACCGTAAGCGGTAAGGTTTTTGTGATGCAGTTTGTCTGGGATGGTACTAATCTGGCTGAAACAGCACGAACTACCGCCATGTAGGAGGAACAATGACAACGAAAATAACCGAATTAACAAGCGGAACCCCTGCACTAGCGGATATTGTGCCATACGTTTCTGACCCTGGCGGTACAGCAATCACAAAAAAAAGTACGGTATCTTCGCTGTTGTCTACAACCGGTCTCATCACGGTTCCGCTGATCAATAGTATTCCGCATAAGCAGCTGCTGGTTCTAGGCGCCAAACCAACCATTACGAGCGGATGCGGTGCTTCTACTCAAATTGAGATGGGAACAAACAAGAACGTTTATGACTACCTGCCTTTCGATAAAGACACGGTGGAATACGCGTATATCAATGTTGTCCTGCCCCAGGATTTCAAGCCCAGCGCGACAGACATATATGCTCAATTTTACTGGACACACCCATCCACAACGACCAATTTCAAGGTTTCGTGGGGAATCAAGGGCGTCTGCATTGCCAATGATGAAACGCTGGATGTTGTCGAAGGAACAGCGGTTTACTCCAATGATGAAGGCGGCACAACATCCGATCTGTATATTTCGCCACTGTCCGCTGCTATTACCCTGGCGGGGACGCCGGCGGCTGGTGAATTGTGCCATTTGAAATTCAAGCGCCAGGCGGATGATGCCACAAATGATACGCTGGCAGTGGATGCATATTTTATCGGCGTTTTGCTCTGGTATCCGGTGGCATAATGGCGAATGGAAATGCGTTTTTGCTTGGAAAAGCGACTGCCTTTGATACGACCGGAACCATACCCGGAGGCACCCGACTACTGGTTGTAGCCGTCCCGCAATTGACTACAGCAATTACGGTAAACAGTATCAGTATGACTGTGGACGTCACTGGAACAGAATCGGCGACCACTCTTTCCATTCAACATCTTGTAAACCCACCTACCGGAGCAGTGACATTCAGTAATGCCTGTTACTGGTGGGCAGTCAGAGATTCAAGTGGCGTGGTGGCTGATACGGGTTCTGATGTCGTTCCTGGAGATACTACCCGTTCTTATGCAATTGATATTCGCGGTGATAACCTGACATTTTGCGCCGCCAACGATTATTTCAATGACAACCTGAATATTACACAGGCCGCGTATACGCAGGATTATGATGTGCAATCGTATGGCAGCCATTCGTATATTTTGGGGAGATATACAGGCGGAACGCCGCAAACCAATTACACAACAACCTGCACCAGCGTGGACGATACCGACCGCTTTATATTCATTGGCGCATCTTATGAGTATGCGTTTGTTGATACCACTGGCGTAGCTTTCTTATCGGAATACGGGATCATCTAGGAGGAAGAATGATACAAGGCTGTGACACGTCACACTGGGAAGGCGAGATCAACTGGGCGAACATGCTCTCAAAAGGCTTCCGGTTCAACTACTCGAAGGCCACGGAGGGTCTGTACTATACCGACCCAGATTATAAAAAAGACATTCAAGCCGCCAAAGCTGCCGGACTGCTGGTGGGATCGTACCACTTCTTCCGGGCGAAAGATGACACGCTGAAGCAAATCAACCGCTTCTGCGACACGATTGCCGGAATGCCGATGGACTTGCCGCCGGTACTGGATGTGGAGGAGGCTTCTCCGGCCTACGGCTGGGCGAATTATCAGACCGCGATCAAGCTGGCACTGACAACCATTGAACAACGCACTGGACGCAAGCCGATGGTCTACACCAGCAAGAACTTCTGGAACTACACGAACAACCCGAAGTGGGCCGGTGAGTATCCGCTGTGGGTGGCGCACTATACCACCGGCGGCGTTCCGCTATTGCCGACAGGCTGGACTACTTGGACGATGTGGCAATGGAGCGAAGCCGGAAAGGATATCGTCAATCCGTATGACGGAGTAGACCTAGACTATTTCAATGGCGAGTGGAGCGACCTGCTGAAGTTCTGCGGAAGAGAACCAGATGTTCCGGTTGTTGTTGCGCCTGGCGAACCGCCGTCGGTTGAGGATAGGCTGCCCGGGTTCTTGAAAAAATTACAGGAGCTGATGGATAAGTGGATGTAAAACTTATCCACTTACACTAATTGTATGAACATATCACAAAAACAAGACGCAATCACACGCATTGACATGGATGGTTTTGTGGCTGGCTGGAAGAAGCGGATACTGTTTCTATCTGACATCCATCTGGACAGCCCGTACTGCGACCTGCCATTACTGACGGCGCACCTGGACGAGGCGAAGCAGACGGACGCCATGGTTCTGATCGCCGGCGATCTGTGGGATGCCATGCAGGGGCGAAACGATCCACGGAGAAGCGCACGGGAGTTGAAAGAAGCATTGCGGGGGCTGGATTACTTTGACCGGATTTTGGATGAGGCGGTCGAGTTTTTCAGGCCATACGCTGCCAACCTGGCACTGCTGGGGTATGGAAATCACGAGTATTCTGTCGTGATGCACAACGGAACCGATTTACCGCAGCGGTTCGCGGCCATTATGCGCGGGCTGGGGTCACCGGTGGTGGTGGGCGGGTACGGCGGTTTTATTCGTATCGGTGTGTTTACCGGATCACAGACAACGCCGCGGAGGAGTTTCAGGATTTATTACAATCACGGCGGAGGCGGCGAAGCTCCGGTCACGAAAGGGATGATCCAGACCAACCGACAGGCGGCATACGTCCGCGGGGTAGACGTGGTGTGGAACGGTCACAATCACCAGGAGTACATCTCTCACCAAAGCACACTGGAGATCAACAACAAGGATGTGGTGGAACAGGGGATGGTAACTTACATCCGAACGCCAGGATACAAGAATGAATACGGTGATGCGCACCACGGCTTCAACGGATTCGCGGCCAGCCGGATGATGCAGCCGACACCCAGAGGATGTGCCTGGGGCGATCTGGTGTATCACAATGACAAGATCAGGTCAAAGTTTTTCGCGGATGTGATATGATATATGTACATCCCTTTGGGGGATGACCCCATAGCCCCGCTGTCCAATAGGACAGCGGTTTTGTTTTTCAGTATGATATAATTGATGTATCAATGGATCGGGGTATACCGGTCGCAAGCTGGACGCAATTCGGCTCCATGCCGTGTAACGCACTGCTACGGCACATGCGTTCCATATCCAGCAAAAACACCCTGCGCGCGCGGGGTGTTTTAGTTTATAACCATGCTGATTTATTGCAATGGATCAGCATGGTTGTATTTTATGATACTGAACCATTGGATATTATCGAATAGTTCGACACAAAATGTAATTATACTAATCGTGATTATTATGTTGGATAATAGACATGATGTGTCTATTATCGAGTATGGAAGTATTAGAACGGGCGTTCTAGCATGCCCCTAAAACGCGTCAGGATGGCTTCTGGCGCGTTTTATTTGCCTAATATGATGTTGGATATGGCTGATATCTGAATTTCACTTTCAGCGGCAAACTTTTTTTCCAGGCTTCCATGTCATACCGTTTTTCCTGCACCAGCCAGAAGCGGTCAAAGAACTCATCTGTATCTGCTCGCCCAGAACTGTGACATTTCTGGCATACCAGAGAAAGATTCTGCGGAGCATCCAGCACCGGTAATCTCTTTGACCGGTGAATAAATACATGATGCGCTTCCAGATAAGTCTGTGGTTCTCCGCAACATTCGCAGCGATAGCCGCGCTTTTCCAGCAACTCCGTTTTAGTTATATACAGGGGCTTTACATCCGTGATCTTTCCCATGCAGCCTCCATTGACCCAATGCGTCCAGCCGTCCTCCGAAATATTCTTGGATGTAAGTAGGCAAGCGAAGTGATAGCCATGCTCCAGCAGCCAGCGGGCGGCTTCTCCGTCACCAACCCGCACATCTCGGATCGCTGTCACAATTGCCGCGTAGGCAATTCTGGCGGCCTGGTGTTCAGTCAGGTGATATGGTAACTGGTTGGACAAATTCTTTGACATGGTCCGGGGTATCTGGGTCGGCAAAGATGCTCTCTGCTAATTCAACCAGCCGTTCCAGCCGCAGCTTCCACTTCGGGACTTCGCGCTCTTCACCTTTTACCCAATTGCTGATCGTGACAACCGGGGCGGTTTTCCCACCATGGTCGTGAGCATACTCCACGGCCCGTTCCGCATAATCTTCCCATTCGTCTCCGGCATTCAGACAAGCCCTATACTGATGCCTGGAAAGGTTGTAGGTGCGTTTGTTGGGCGGGATCAGTTTGGACATGCGCTGCTGATCCCGAATGGTATCTGTGTTCCAGCCGATTAGATTTGCTACAACAGAGCGTACTTCCAGTTTTGAGAATGCGATCTGGTAAGCATCGCACAGGTCATTCGAAACATCCCCGATGATCCAGTACGAAGCGTCAGCCGTCTGTGCTGCCTGTATTAAGATGTTTTGGATCTCGTCCGGTAACTTGATATATGGTGATTGTTCGCTCAATCAGGCCCTTCCAGGTGTAAAGCACTTCCCGGTCTGATAATTCCCACCACGCGCTACCCAGCGCGTATTTCTGAATTACAGACCTTTTGCTATCTGGAATATCCACGCAATTACCTGACTGATAAAAATTACAATAACGGCCCACCAGCGAGCGTCCAGTTTATCTTTGGACGTTCGCTGTTTGGCCTCGTTTTTCTCAAATTCTTCCAGGTGTTTGTCCAGTTTTACTTCTACGTCACGCACATCATCCACAAGCCCAGGTTTGCCATTCCCGTGTACGCTTTTATCCAGTCTGGAAACAGATGTTTCGATTACAGTCAGGCGTGTGTCGATGGATGACAGTTTGTCAAAGATTTGGGTGTAGCCTGTTGCCGACATGACTACTCGGACTTGTCTTCTGGTAAGCTGAACATGAAGGCTGACTTCTCGGCCGCATCTTCCGCGGCGATTCCGCCGATCAGGGCGATCACGGGTGCCTGCCACGCGCCAATCAGCCAGAGAATATCGTTGCCAATCTCCGGGCTGGCATACTTGGTAACAAAGTAGGTTGCGGTTGAAATGATCACATCGCATACCATCAACCAGAATTTTCGTGAGTGCAAGAGGGACATGTGATTCTCCTTTTTTTATATATTCAGTATAGCGTTAGGTCATGGGGTGTTTTTTAGCTTGCGTTCCATTTTATTTTTCAGGCAGAGGATGGGGTCAATGCCGATGGATCGTCCGGTCATTACAGCCATCATGATGACATCGCCGAGCTCTTCGCCGATGGCCTCAATATGCTCATCATCGCTTTTTCTCTGTTCTTTCAGGGGATTATTTCGTGTAAATCCACCTTTCCATTGCATAATTTCATCCGCCACTTCTCCCACCTCCGAGGCAAGGAACAAAAAACAATCATGCATATTGGGCGGGATTAATTTGCGCTGGTTATAATAAAACTCGACCTCATCAGTTAGTTTGGTTGTCAAAATAACTCCTCTTTCTGTTTTGTATTGCACGCTGGAGATAGCCACAGCGTTTCTTTGTGGCGGTTTTCATTGCCCAACCCTGCCATACCACGATTGGCATGCCATTTTAATTTTGTCCACTTTGGCAGGTCGTATTCCCCATCATAACCAGCCAGCACAATATGATAATCCGGATTATCTTCGTACTTCTTGCACCACTCATATACGCGCCGTGTTACCGAACCGTCATCGTGTGTATACAATCCGCCACTTCGCAATTCATTGCTATAGGGCGGGTCTAAAAACACGCCAGCGGGGAAACGGTGGCACATTGCCCCAATAGTAATGATCCGCTCGAAATCCCCACAGCATATTCTGACATATCGCAACCGCTCGGCCAGTTGATTGAAATAATCCGTAATGGGCTGTAATCCTAAATCAACACCCGCACCCTCACCTCCCAAATGCAACAGCTTGCGGTTTATACCCTGACCGGTATTGCCCAAATTCAACCGCTTGCGGTTTATGCCCCTATTGTCCAAATGCAACAGCTTGCGGTTTATGCCCCTATTGTCCAAATCCAACAGCCTGCGGGTTATGCCCTGACCGGTACTGTCTTTTACCACTTTGCCGTCGATTACTTTCCACGGCCCGCCGCCAAAGCACCAACCACTGCCAATCCAGTTTGCCGCGCCCCATACCCACCATCCAGCCACTTTGGGGTCATAGTAATCAGGGTCTGCCTCGATACGGTCCAAACGGTTTTTCCCCTCATTCACCAGCCACAGGTGTCTGGCAAACAAATCTGCTTCCGAGTTCAGATTATTAGCCCATCGGGCAGTTTCTTCCGGGTCATTCTTCAGCGACCGCCAGAAGTTGACGATATAATGATCCGCGTCATTCACCACTTCGTAACGATTGTCGTTTCTATCAGCTTCCAACAGCACGGCAAGGCTTCCGGCAAACGGCTCAAAATATCCGCGCACAGCACCGAAAGCATCCCATACCACGCCTGCAATCTTGCTTTTACTGCCAAAATATGGGAAGGGGGATTTCATCAATCATCCCTCGCAATCTTCATGGCGAGCTTGACAATCAGGGTAAAGGCCGAGCGGATACCCATGTTTTTCAACCCGCACAGGCGGTTCAACTGCCGGTCGATGTGATACTGGTCGCGTTCGCTCAATTTCATGTAAGCTATGAAAGCCGCTTCTTCTTCGGTGGTGATATCTTTCCAGAAAGGATATACTTTTGCGATCATAGACCAGCTTCCAAAATTTCATTCTTCAATTTCAGGTTTTCGAACTTCAACTTTTCGATGCGCGCTTTCTGATCCTTGATTTGTTCTTTCAGGTTTTCAAGCTCATTCTTCAAAGTAAAATTCTCCGCGGTCATCTCGTTGATGGTTTCCATGGCGTGTTCCATACTTGACTTGAAAGTAAGGTCGTCTGTCATTCTTCATCCTGATAATGCTTGCCGTAGATCGTTTTTAAGAACTCCACGTATTTCTGGTTAATCAGGTCGATCTGGTCTGGCTTGACCACTGTGTTACGGTAACACGCCTTCGGTATCCAGCGGAAGAACCGCTCGTGAAATCTGGGATGGATGAACGCCTCGCCTGTCTTTAGGTTGATGCGATTGATGGCTGATTTGAGCGACTTTTCGGCACCGACTTGTTGGCTATATTCATCATTCGGCTTGCAGAGCGCAGTACCAAAAGTAATCAGTTGGTTGCCCTTATATATTTCGCATACCGACAGCGGGTTGCTGACATTCAGAAAGATGTCATAAACAACATCATCGCCGATGTGGATTTTATAGGTGATCATAGGATTTATCGATTGGGTCTTTGATGATGAAATTTAGATATGATCCAGGCTGAAAGACGCTGAAAACACCGTCGTGATTATACAAAATCAGCGTTCCATCGAGCTGTCTCTCCAACCTAATGCACGGATCAACGGTGAATACATTCATTGGATTCTTCACTGGATTTACCGGGGTGCCAGATTGTCGGATGAAAACAACGCGCGGTTCATTAAAAACCAGATCAATAACACCCGTGGTTGTTAATGTTTGATTATTCATAGTCCTCCTCGTCATACCACTGCATGATCTCGATTGCCTCCTCCGCCGACCGGGCAATCCGCACCGGGCCGCGAAAGTCAGCGAAAAATCTCTTTTCCGGTTCCGTCAATTTACCTCCAGAAGTTTTTACCTCAATCAGCACGATGCGCAAATATTTTGAAACGACCATCAGGTCTGGGATGCCATCACCGGTGGAGGCAAGGTCGATCACCTGGTAACCGGCCTTGCGCAGTGCCTCCACGATCTCTGCCTGATTATCGTCCCGTCGTTTGGCTCTCACTCCACCACCTCATCACCATGCAACGGGCAGTTTTTTCCCATCCAGAATAACGGGCCAATGGATGAGGGTACACCATCCCCGTGTTTGTTGTCCTCAACAGGGCAGGTGCAACCTAATTTGACGGCCTCATCGCTTCCCGGGTTGGGTGTGTCTGTCATTCTTGCTTTTCTTGTTATCATGCGCTATTACAAACAATTCTCGCAGTCTGAAAATAGTTTGTAGTTCATCAAAGGTCAGCGGATTATCTCGACCGTTATAGTAGTTTCTCATTCTCATTAGGTCGGAGTTTTTCCCATGTTCGCAATACGACATTGCCGCCATCCACATAGGAAACATGCCATTGATAATTTTTATTAGACTGTTATTTTTATCTTCCGCGTATTGAAGAGGTAAATCGTTTTCCAGTCCAGCAATGCGCAGCTTCTGCTCGTCTACAATACCTTTTAGGCGTTCGACTTCTGCTTTCAAGGCAAAGTTCTCGCTCATAATTTCCTGGAGGTCTTCTAATGCACGGTCTAGGGCTGGTTCGTAATTTGTCATTGTGTATCCTCTGCGTGTTCCATCCCGTATTACGGGGATTACCATGCGCAGCCCGGTGGTGGTTTAGAAAGGCGTCTGTTCCTCAACAGGTTTCTGGGTTAGAAAATCGACTCGGACGGCCGTCACCTCAAACGATACGCCGTTTGTGCCGTCCTGCTTTTGGAACATGCGCGGAGAACCGGTGGCCTTGTCATACACCAGATGACCTTCCACCAGGACGCGGTCGCCCTTATGCAGATACTGGTTGGCATTCTCGGCCAGTTTATCCCAGCAGGATGTTTTGATCCAGATCGTGCCTTTCTTGTCTCCAAAGCCATCATCCACGGCAACGGAGAAAGATGCTACGGATTTCCCTTCCGGGGTGTAACGCATCTCCACATCACGCCCCAAACGCCCCTCGAAAATGACTGTGTGAAATCCCATAATCTCTCCTTTAGTCCATCACTCTGCGCGGTAATTCTTTGGGCTGATATTCCCGCTGACCGACCACCCAGTACTGGCCCGGTGCAATTTCAATCGCGCCGTGTTCCTGGTGGGTAATGGTGGTCGGCTCATCCACGACCATGACCATCTTTCCGCCCAGGTCAAAAAGGCTGGCTACCGCACAATCCACGGAATGATGATGTCCCGTTGCTTCGCCTTCAGCCAATATGATGCGCCCGTTTCTGGGTTCGATTTCTTTTGCTCCATGCATGTCAATGTTGGCTTTGATAATGAGTACATCTCCCTGTCGTTTCATGGTTTATCCTTTCTGTGATTAGTATTTATGATTGATACTCTGGTAAATATTCCTTCGCGGACATTCCAAATGTCCACGCGACTGCCTCATGTGCTGTCTTTGTCTCTGGAGGTACGCGCAAATAATAATCTTTGAATGACCCGTCTGGTTCGGGCGTAGAATTGGTTACTTTGACCATTACAATAGGCTCGTCTCCTTGCACTTCGCGGCGATACAGCGTTCCAAACTCATCCGATTGGATGACTTTCCCTGATTGCGCATATTTATCAGCACCAAACTTGTCTATCATCACTCTGCGAATTTCTGCATTGCTTTCAGTGGTAATGTTGTCAATTGTGATTTTTTCCGGTTCTGTGATAATCCACTCCGGTAATCTTACGCCGTGAACAGCATATACTCCCCAGCCATCGGGGTATGCTAGAGCGATACCATTTGGATTATGTAATCTGCCCTGTTCATCCAGATGTAAAATATTGTGTCGTTCGGATATTAAACAGATATTCTTGAACGGCAAGTACCACCCGGCTGATTTACATACTTTCCATTGACCGGATAGTTTTTCAGTTTCAGCAATTAATCCGCACTCGTCATGGAAATATCTATAAAATGCCAGCCAATTTGTATCGTGTTGGCCATATCCAGAATTCCAGACGGAATCCCCGACGGAATCCCCGACGGAAGCCCCGACGGAAGCTCTGACGGAATCCCAGACGGAATCCCCGACGGAATCCCAGACGGAAGCCATGACGGAATCCCCGACGGAAGCCCCGACGGAATCCCCGACGGAATCCCCGACGGAAGCCCAGACGGAAGCCCTGACGGAAGCCCAGACGGAAGCCCTGACGGAAGCCCTGACGGAAGCTCTGACGGAATCCCTGACGGAAGCCCTGACGGAAGCTCTGACGGAATCCCAGACGGAATCCCCGACGGAATCCCAGACGGAAGCCATGACGGAATCCCCGACGGAATCCCCGACGGAAGCCCAGACGGAAGCCCCGACGGAATCCCTGACGGAAGCCCTGACGGAAGCCTTATCTTTTACCATTGCGTAAATCAACGCGTTTGCCATCGGGCTGGTTGTCCAAATAATTTTTGGCTCTTTCAAACCCACTACAGCATACATCTCGCGGATTCCTTCTTCAGCCAGCGGTCTATTCGCTGGTTCGGTGAATAACCCGTAGCCAGTCCATTCTTTTAAATAGGCAGGAAACTTATCTGTCTGTTCTTTTGTTAGTTGAGTGATCATAATTTCCTCATATTCATCATACTGTGATAAGTTTGCTCTATTCGGAGGTGTCGGTCTGGAAATCCTGCAAATACACGCCACACATCTTTTGGTACAGGCGAAGTGTGAGCTCCACATCGTTGCCGCAGTACGCCCGCAGCGTCTCTGGCTCCATTCCATCCACCAGAGAGCCGTTCAGTTCCGGTAGTGGGTTCTCTATGCCGTACCGTTTGCAGACAAATTTCAGACCTTTCGCCGGCCCCCAGCCGTACAAGATGCCCATCAGATCAATGGTCGGATACTCGCTGTACTTGCGCAACTCCGGCTATGGATGAGGGTACACCATCCCCGTGTTTGTTGTCCTCAACAGGGCAGGTGCAACCTAATTTGACGGCCTCATCGCTTCCCGGGTTGGGTGTTCTTTCAGGAGTATCTGGCAATTCGTTTTTGTTCATTTGTCTGTCTCCATCTGCAATTTAGCCAGTTCTATTGCCGCTAGATACATTTTTGCATGGCGGTTATCGCCGTGAGTTTCTATGACCCGCTTGGTAAAATCATCCAATGAGCCATAGAAACATCCACAGACTACGGCAATGCCTTTTTCCTCTCGGAAGAAGGTGGTAGTACTATTGCGAGAGCCAATAGGGCTAACTGTCAGGTAATCGGTTTTTTTTGATACCCACGCATCACCGTACACCCGCGCATCGCCGTACACCCACGCATCGCCGTACACCCACGCATTGCCGAATACCTGCGCATTGCCGAATACCCGCGCATCGCCGTACACCCACGCATTGCCGAATACCTGCGCATTGCCGTACACCCACGCATCACCGTACACCCGCGCATCGCCGTACACCCGCGCATCGCCGTACACCCACGCATTGCCGAATACCCGCGCATCGCCGTACACCCGCGCATCGCCGTACACCCACGCATTGCCGAATACCTGCGCATTGCCATCCTGCGATAAATTTTTTTCGCTTTCAATCCATCCGCCTAATTCGCCAGCATTTATTCCGGGCAAATCAATCAGATATTTGATGCGGCGCAATCCATATTCGTTTACCTCGTCAGTAAGCTCATATTTTTTCATTCTTACCTCGTATGATCGGATTTGATCTTCGAAATCATCCGTTCGATCATCTCTTCCAGAGTATCTTGGCTGCCGGCGCGGTACCTGGCGAGTTCACCGGCTTTGTACATGATTGCGCCAACGACTAGAATGGTGATCAATTCAATAAGCCAAATTAAGAAGTCTTCTGTCATGCTAACTCGCCCGCCAGGCATACCCTGTGCGTCTTTTCATGCTGGATGATGGCTGTATAAAAATAGCCGTCTGCGACCATATCTTTGATGGATCTCAAAGAAAATTTACTGCCTTGATAAAGTCCATTGGGGTCTTCCAGAACAATGTACTTTGCCTCGCGGTACAATTCGTTGCAGGTGTTGTGACTCGGTTTGGGCACATAGTGAGGGACAAAAGCTTTCTTGTATTTCATTCGCGCGGCAAAGTGGTGCAAACTCCGGCAAGAAGCGCAGAACTTGCGATGCCTGTCTGGGGAAAGAAACATTTCGCCGCAATCGTCACAGGCGCGGATATTATCCAGGAAACAAAGCTGAATGATTTTCATAGCCCAACCGCCTTGTTGATGAAATTAATATCTTCGGCTGTGATCTCGTCTGTGCTTTTATAATTCTTGGCGATCATCAGCAGCCTGGTCACAAAATCAAAACTCCTGATATAAACTTCGTATACTTCTGATTCAGTCATGGACAATTCCCTCCGTTAGCTTTTTGATACTCTCGTCAACTCGTTCCAGCCGGTATTTTTCAGCTACGGTTTTCACGCCTGGCAGCATACGCGCATCACTACTCGCGGTCTGTAAGGCAGCTTCGTAAGCTTGTAAGAATCTGGCCCGGTCTGCTACTTGATTTTCAGAGGAGCATAGATTCTGCCAACCAAACTGGTTCACGATCTTCTCGATCAGCGGGGAGCTAAACTCCGGCTCACGGTAATACCCAACGCTTTCGATCTGATTCAAAACTTCCCCCCAGGCTTCCAGCGCAGACGGAGCAGCATTTGAGAGAACAATATCCAGCGCAGCTTGCCGCCACTGCCCCGGTGAAGGGAAGAAGGCGTTGGAAGTGGCAAGATATGCTTTGGCTCCCGCTTCCAGCGCGTCCTTCGGCAAGTCTGAAAGGATCATGTGGTAAATCTCCGGCGCGCCCTGCTTCGCCACGTAGTTCGGGTAGGCGATGGACATCGTTCCCATGATGACTTTGACTTCAGCCAGGCTTGCCATAAATCTCTCCTTCCTCGTCAGGCGTCAGGCCGAAAATCGCCATGTTTGTATCCTCGTGTTTATTCTTCTTTGGCTTATCGCCCCGGCCTTCCACGGCCCAGCGTTCTAAAATCGCCCGGATATATTTCCAGCGGCGGACGTTTGCTTTGACGGCCTCGGCAATGGCATCCGCCACCCATTGCGGCCCGTAATCTTTCTCGGCTGACTTGATCTCATCTGCGATGAGCGGTGTCAGAAGTCCGATGTTGTTCTCGTAAACCGAGAAGACACTTTCGGTGTTCCCGGCTGCACTGTGGCTACTGTGGCTATGTGGTATTGTGGTTATGTGGTTAGATGAAGAGTGTGAATTAATAGAGGGAGAAAAAAAAGTCTGACCTGTACTCTGACCTGTACTCTGACCTGTACTCTGACCTGTACTCTCATCCAGAGTTACGTTATTTCTGAATTCAGAATTTTCTGAACTCTGGTCATTTTCATTCATCACAACGCCATCATAGTTACGCGGGTTTGTCCAATTATGGACAATAATCACTTGGTTGTGCTGTCGTTTCGCGCAGGTGATATAGCCTTCGCTGGCCAAATGCTTGCGATGTTCCTGAATTAGTCTGACCGGTTTATTCAGATCAGAAGCCGCGTATTCGTCTTTCCATTCTTTTATTTGACCGTTATCCCAATCGGCCTGATCCAGAATGTATAAGTACAGATACCAGGCCTGGCCAAGTTGCTCGATGTGCTTCGGCTCAAGAAGGCCTCTTTTGATCTTGATCCATGTTTTTTTCACAGGCTCACCATTTTGTTTCTGATACTGTCCCGCAGGTCGAACGCCGAGTAGCATGGGAAGAGCTTTGATAACGGCATCTCCCAGTTGTTGTAGCGGTTAAAAAAACTCGTGCCATCGCTCCGGTAACGCAGATCACCCTTCTTGTGGAACTCGGCCCGCTCAAATAGCCAGTTCTTCGGCGCCCAGCCGCACACCGTCACGATCTGCTTCACCCAGTTATACGAAGTGAAGATGTATGCCTGCGCGTTCAATCGCCGCTGGTCGTCCACGAAATTGGCCACCATGACCTCTTTTACGGTGACCTTTCTGGTCTGTGTCTTAACGTCCACCCGCACGCCGTCCAGTACCAGGTCGTACCCGCCGTCATAACCCTGCTGGTGCTTCATCAGCGGCATTCCCAGCATCCACAGCACCGCGTTCTGGCCAATCACACCTGATAGCTGCATCTCCAGCGTCCCCGGTTCCCTGGTCACCGATTTCACCATATTCCCAAGCGCGTACTCATGACACCAGTCCCTGAAATTCCGGGTTAGCGGGATGTCAATCATCCGCAACCTCTGGGATATAAATCCTATGATTGGTGAAATCCTGCCAAACCAGCTTTGGTCTTTGGGCGTGCGACATACTAAACAGCCTTAAGGCATATTCCACGCTGTCGGTATAATAGACAGCGCAACCTTCCGGAACATCGTACGGAGGGATGAGCTTGATCATCACAACCCTGTTATCCACAAATTGCTGACCGGTCATATCAATCTCCAAAATCAAAGGCGCCATGTTTTACTGCCAGAATGAACAGGATCAAGCAGAATACGATTAGCGCAAAATCATGGAAATTAGTAAGTCGGTCTAGGATGAAAGCCAGACACATGCTGATAAACATAACTGTGTACATAAGAACCTCCGGCGGTCTTTGCCCCGGCCGCCAGGGTGATGTTTAGAGGTTAGTAATGCAGATGTTGGCGGCCTGCAATTTTCGCAGATACTCGTCATTCTTTTCCGGCGTGTTGGCTGGGTTTTTCATGGCCTTGTTGATACCAAGAACCTTGTTTTTTAACTCTTCTTTGTCGCACTCGCCGTACGTTCGACCATCGCTGCCAACCATTGCGCGGGCTTCCTCGGTAGTCATGGATGGCATTGCAGAAACCAGCGCGTCCAGTGGAGTTTGTTCGACCGGCTTCACCTCAACAGGTTTTGTTTTCTCGGACTGTTTAACTTCTTCACCGGAGTTAAGCCAGTTAACCAGGATGTCAAAAAACTTTGCGTCCGGCTTATTGACTACCTTATCGGCAACGGCTTCGCAACGCGATTTTGACACGATGCAGTTATGGTCTAAATCCATATCGCAGACGAGCGTAAACTCGTATTCCATGCCCTGACGCTGGATGGGCGCCATGCCAATTTTCTTTGGAACTTGGCGGCCCTTGTCGTTGGTTTCGAGGATGTACTCGGTTTTTGAGCGCATTGTGGCTATAATGTGCGCGGGGCTTTGGAGCATGGCATCCACCAGCTTGCGCTGCAATGGAGTAACATCCTTCCAGGCAGTGTAGGTGTTGTTGGACTGACTGCGCTTGGCGGCTTGGTCTACCATATCCAACGCCCCACCTTCACCTTCCCAGGCATGTGAGAGCGAGTCTATGACGATTACGTCATAACCGGCTTTCTCCGCGGTTTCGATAGCGTCAATGTACAAAGCGGGTGAGAAAGTGTGCAACTCCAACACATCGAAGTTAAACTTGTCGGAATACAAAGAGGCCGATCCCCGCTCGGTGTCGATCACGGCGATCTTGCCGCCGAGTGTCTTGGCGGCGGTCAGGGCGGTGTAGGTCTTTCCTGATCCTGACGGACCGTCAATAGCTAAACGTAACTTGCTTTTTCGTTTGGTTGCCTTGATAAATTCCATTTATTCCTCTTCTGAATAGTCGAGTGGTACTTCACCTTCCACTCGTTGACCGCAGAAAGAACAGCGATAGTAAAGATGCGTTTCTCTGCGATAGATCACCTCACCGGCGATAAACGCGATCGGTCCTTCTTCGATCACCTCCTCCTCAATGTCTAAACTTTCGTGCTGGCAGGTCATATAGCCCGTAGGGAGCGGTGGCGGCCCGGGGTGAAGGAAAGCTTCCCTTCGCTGATCAGTGTTTGAACATGGTATTTGACTGGCGTTTTTGTTACTCCGACCGCGCCGGCAATCTCGTCTAACGAGCAGCCTGGGTGTTCAGTGATGTAAACCAGTACGGCCTTCCTTGTGGTTCCGTGTGCAATACGTTCCATCCAGTAGCACTTCCTTTCCAAGTAGCTATTTTTGGGTATATAGTAACAAAGTGCTAACTACTTGTCAAGTGTTTTAGCACCTATTGCAAAATTAGTACAATGGTGATACATTTGAATTAGAAAGGTTAGAATGAAATTTGGAGAATGGCTTTATGGTGAATTTATCAAGTGGCGCGGGAAAACCACCAAGAGCAAATCTGAATTCGCAGACTGGCTTGGCCTGAAACAAACTATTGTAAACAGATATATGCTCTACCCGGATATGTTGCCTTCTGTCGAAACGATCCGGACAATCGAGCAGAAACTACCCGGCGTTCATTCAGTGCTATTCACCCGTGATATTTCGGAGTCTGTCTCCGAGATTGTCAGGCAGGCCATCCAGGAAGCTTTATCTGACTGTGAAGCCCATAACATCAGCCCTACCAGCGAAGCTGGTAAGGCAATCATCTCATCGGTGCTGTCCAGGTATGGGATCAAATCCAGTTCGTAGCAATTCCCGCTCGCTTCAATGTTCATTCGTTATCTCCCTGTGCAATGATTATAGAACATCCGTTCTCTGAAGCAATACTGTCATATACAACATGATATACCGAAGGAGGATTCAATGGGTACATTACGGAATTTGCTAGTGGCACGGCGTAAAGGCTCTGGAGTAGTACTGATCCTGGTCGGTTTAGCTGCATTGGGGACAGATTTCTGGTGGTTGTCTATCATTGCGATCTTCGTTGGTGTTTTGTTCCTGGTATTGAAATAGCATTGGACTATTTATATCCGGAAAGCCCTATATATAGGTGCTCAAAGAATGAATAATCGTATATGTACTGGTAATTCTGGAAAGAATCGGCTGGGAATGCGGACACGACTCATAAGCCATTGGTTGTGGGTTCAAATCCCACCCTCGCCACCTAAAAACACCGCTATATATGGGGGTAACGTGCTCTATAACCGGCACATATGGGGGTTATTTTGAGTAAAACACCTTATACATCTGATGAGATTCAAATACAAGGGATTATGGATCTCCTGGACATGTACCTGCGCTGCGTAGAGGTGTCCGGAAGGTCGCCGGCAACAATAGATTTCTATACAAAAAAGCTGTTGCCCTGGGCGTGCTGGCTGGAAGATCGTCAGATATACAGTATGAACCAGATCAATGCGGAAGTAGTCCGGAACTATCTGGCCTACCTGCAACTCACCCACAATCCCGGGGGGGTTCATGGTGCTTATCGTTCGATACGCTCTTTCCTCCGGTGGTACGAGTTAGAAACGGACGCCAGGACGGGAATACATAAGGTCAAACTCTGCTCTCCGAAACCGGAGCGGCTGGAACCAGTTCCGCCGGAAGATATTATCAGGATGCTGGAAGTCTGCGGCGTGAAAGAAAAAGCTATATTGCTGTTCCTCTACGATACCGGTATCCGCGCGCGAGAATGGTCTGTACTGACGCGAAAACAATACAACATGATCACAGGGGAGATCGTCCTGACTGATACGAAGAACGGGGAACCTCGTAAAGTATGGCTGGGTGCGAAGGCACGCCGTGCGATGCGAGCCTACCTGCTCCACAGGAACGACAACTGCCAATCATTATTTAGTAATCGCTATGGTGAGCCTTATAAAAATGGCAGCATACAGCACATTCTAGCTGCTATCTGCAAGAGGGCTGGAACGCACATCTGGTATCCCCACGCATTCCGGCGATCCTACGCATTAAACTGCCTTCGCTCCGGGGTGGATATTTTCACGCTTCAATTGTTAATGGGCCATAAAGACCTGCAAGTCCTCCGTAGATATCTGAAACAGACGGAAGATGATCTGCGCCTATCCGTTCGATTTAGCCCCGGGGATCACTTATAGGTGTGTTACGGTAACACAGTATGAATACCGATATCATTCATTGGCCGTATAATATAAACATGGACGAAACAAAAAAGGAAATTGAACCGCTAGAGAATGACGGCGTTATAGAGGTTGGAACTCATGGGCATCCGGTTATACGCGACATCCGCCTGGCGGCCACCGGAGAGATACATCGAGTCACTTGCGAAGAACCAGATCATCAGAGGGTTTTGGCCAGTGGGGCAATTCTGGATACGGTTACGGGGGCATTTTTGAAGGGTCCCCCGCGCGGTGGAGCCTATGCGATCACAAAAGAAAACCAGGGGGAGAAAAAAGGCGACTTCTTCCAGCAGCGGGCGCAAGAGATCGTGCGCGGCGCGATGGCTAAACACACCAAGCATGTTAATTGGGAGGGCGGCGCGGACTCGATTGCCGGCAGGATCATCCAGATCGCCCTGGATGGCGGAAACCGGGACAGTATCGAGGCCGCAAAATTTATTTTCGGCGCGGCTGGCCTGTTGCGGGACAGACGATACAAAGACCAGCCGGACGGAGTACAGGTATCCATATCTGCGGACGTTGCCAAAGAAATGCTCGCGATGCTGCGTGATCGGCGGGAGATCATAGACGGGCAGATTATAGACGAGGATTAGGTTAACATCCTATTTGGGCCTTTGCGTTGACCGGTGCTCCAGGTAGTAGATCATCCCGGCTAATGGGATGACCCAGTCCCGGCCAAATTTACGGGCCCCGGGTATCCGGCCATGTTGGGCCGCGCCCACAATCCCTGTGTATGTTATCCTGACCCCGGCGTCTAGGGCATACTGGACGGCTTCGGTCGTGGTCATGATCTCCATAGTATCATCGCTAGTGTTCATATGGTTAATATCCTATTGGTCGCTCCCCGTATGGGGGGCGTGGATTGAAACCTTCTTATTACATATGGGGCTGCCGCGGTCAATCACCCCGCGGCATGTAGAAAAACTACTGGATGATCTACTCGGCCCGGGCCAGGTCTCTGGCGGCCAGGATGGCGTCCTGGATCGATCCAGCGATCACGGCATGCTCTGACTCGGCGTAGTCGGCGTACTCGGCGGCCATAGACGATATCTGATCATCGGTGAGAGCGGCTAGCTCGGCGTCGTTGGGGAGCGCCTGATCGATCCACTCCGAGGCATGCCAGAGCGTCCAGTCGGACGACGGCAGCTGCCCGAGCTCATCTACCAGCTGATCCCAGGCGGCGCGCGCGTCGTCGTCCAGGTTACCCGCCAGGTGACGGCCGTCATAGTCGATGGACGATCCAGCTATGATACGGTCGACCAGCTCCGCAGCCCCCTGCATATACGCGACAGCGGCGGTCTGATCCGGGCGGGTGATGGTGGCTGCTAGCTCATGCTGATGCCAGCGTGTCCTGGTGATCGCGTTGGCATCGTCCTCTTGGACGATGCCATACTGACCGTTCGACAGAACAACGTAGACGACGGTTTGGGTTGCCTGGTTGGTAAAATACGGATCCGGCTCCGGGCGGGTGTTGACGACGATTAATTCTGACATAATAATCTCCTCTGAACTAGATAGATTATACCCTGCGATAGGGTTAGCAGCACACCTGCTATACCCGCCGCCGGTAGCGGGCCGGCTGTCATCCTCTGGGCGGGTGGTTAATACTTATTTGTACGTTCCAGCCTTGATGAAATACCCCTCGCCGCCCTTACGCACGGCCGTATTGACCACCGCCTTCATCGCTGTCAGCGTCCCGCTATATGGTAGTTGGTCGGGATACTTATTATCGAAGAACAACATCCAGGAGCCGGTTAGGGGGTTCTGAACAATCTGCACTCCGCCATAGTCCACGCTATTACACACCATGCCAAAATAATTAATCTTGTTCATTTTCATGATCCTTTCTGTGATATACACATAGTGTAGCATGATACACTGGCGTTACCAGTGATTAATGTCATATATATGATGTGACATTTGTCATGTCTGGTGTGAGAGACTGCAAGCCCCCTCGCATATACTCCCGGGGGGTATGTTGCGTCTGGTATGCGATCCTGGCCGGTATCATGCGTATGCTTGCGATAATTGACATTATCGAAAGCAAGCCCCCCACCTGTACGGGTATGCACGATGGCATGGCTATATGTACGGGTATGGGTGACGATACCCCAGATCGAGCCGGATCAGGCGTGTTTCTTCAGCGTCAGCAAGCGGATGGTCGGTAGGGTGGGGGCTCGTTGGTTGATCCTATTGGCAGACCGTTGGCTTACAGTGCGCGCATTTCTCACCCAATAATTTCCTCCAAGTTACCGATATTCAGGTAAGTTACGTTCTAGTAATATCTCCCCACCTCTTTCGCGTAAAACGCAGCTACTTATCTCTGTATCATGTATGTATGAGCCTAGACAAAGGTATTCTTCATGGCAAGGAACATCGGAAACCCTATTGGAGGTCTGGTAAATACGATCTTACCTGTCGTCCGCATGGTAGCTGTCCGTGGTGTTACTGTAACCGAATGCACGGGGCAAGATTAGCTGATTTAGAGTGGTTGGAGATCAAAAGATGCTGGCATAAAAAACAGTAGGTTGTATAACCCTATACTGTAATTGTGGATGAAATCAAGAATTATATAGAGTCGCTCACGCCGGAGCAGATCAAGGCTACGGAAGAGTTACTCTTATCTGTTGTTGCCAGAGAGAATGATAATGTTGAGGGTTTTTCCGCTTTCTTTGAGGTTATTACTGGCAGAAGGCTAACGAAGTTTGCTATTGATTGGATTGAGCAGTTGTATGAAGCCAGGGAACAGGGGAAGTATTTTGCTATTGAGGCTTTTCGTGGCAGTGCCAAGACAACGGTATTGACCAGTTTTCTTTGTTTTCGGATTGGGCATGAGCCAGATAAAACTTATTTGACTGTTCAGGTGGGTGATGATATTGCACAGGACAATTCCGAGAAAGTAGCGGATATTATAGCCAATAATCCGGGGTGGAAGTCGTGTTTTCCGAATGTTGTTCCAGATATGGAGAAGGGCTGGGGGGCTGGTGGGTATGAAGTAAAGAGGGATGATATTCCGTATGGTCAATGGAGAAGGCTGAACTCGGACAGGAAAGACCCGACGTTCATTGGATTGGGGTATAAAAGCCGGGCAATTATTGGTAAGCGCGTTACCGGGATGTTGTTGATTGATGACATTCTGGATGAGAACAATACGGCCAGCGATAAGGAGATGGAGACTGTCAGGAAGATTATGACAGGTACTCTATTTCCTACTATCGTAAAAGGCGCGTGGATGTGCTGTGTCTTTACGCCGTGGAAAGAAAATGATCCGGTCATGGGAATGACGGAGTTGGATGAATTTATTCGCGTAAAGACGCCGATTGTGATTGAGTGTGAGGATGGTTTTGATTTAGATGGGGTGAAGTATAAGAGCATTTGGCCGTCCAGATTTCCGGAGAGCGAGATTAGGATCAGGCGGGCGATGAGTGCGAAGATCGAATTTGCCAGGATGTATCTATTGGATTTGAGTAAGGCGGATAGTCAGGTGTTCCGGTTCTATGATTTTCCGGCAGCGCAGATCAACGGTGCGTGGCCGGTTGTCGGCGGGGTGGACTATGCGTCCTCTATGAAGAATGTTGGCGGCGGAGCCAAATTAGATACGGATTATTTCGCTCTGGCGTATGTGTGCAAATTGCCGATGGGTGGAGCGGTAGTGATGGACGGAGTGCTGGAGAGAACCACCATGCTTCCCGCATTGGGTTATGTGGAGAAGGCGCAGGGAACATTTCCGGGGTGGCAGCATTGTGTGGTCGAGGGAGATGGTAAAGGCGAGGAATTTATACAGGCTTTGATGATGAAGCCTGGATTGAAGATCACTCCGATGAAAACCGGCGGCAAAGGGAAGATGGAAAGGCTGGAGCGGCAAATGGGCCCGTGGCTTGAAAGCATGCGCGTAAGGATTTCGGATGCCGATACTCCGTTCCTGAACGAACTGCGGAAAGAATTGCGGGAGTACCCTAACAATAGACATGATGATGCAATGGATGCAGTCTATTGGGCTTTGCGCGGTATGCCGGATGTGCTGGCTATGCCTTACAACAACGATGAATTACCGTCTTTTGAGAAGAAGAAGACGTTGAACCCGTTCTTGGCTTTGGGAGGCTAAATGGATTTTTCATACTATACACAATTGGCAACAGAAATGATCGGGAATGATGGCAAAAGAAATGACTTGTTCTCGAAAATGGATGACATGTACCATGTAAAGTGGGAATTACCACCCGCTTTGAAGTCATATAAGTGGATCAGAACGGTAAAAAATAGTGATCCCAGAGATGCGGTTCAGACTGCAATTCAGATATTTTCCGGGTTGGATCCAAGAATTAAGATCGTGCCACTCGCTGATGATGACGCGAACAAGGATCAGGCGGAAACCTGGGAACGGTATCTCGGTATATGCCTGAAAGAGGCTTCATTGAGACGCAGAACTTCTGTGATTCGTGATCTGATGCGCTCGGCTATTCTATATGATATGGTGGCCGCCCAGGTAACCTATTTGCCGTGGCAGGAAAAGATTGCTAAACGACCGGGTGAAGAAAAACGCTGGAAAAACGCACGGGATGAGTACGGAGATTGGATTGTCACCGTCAGACACCCCAAAGATGTGCATGTCAATTACTCTGATATTGTCCCGGAACAGATTCTGTATGTCAGCAAATGGAAAGTGGCGGACGTGATCAATTTCTACGGTAAATCCGCAAAGGAATTGACTTCCAGGGTGAATGAGGGAAACCCGTCAAACCTGAACGATGATATTTATATTTATGAGTATTGTGATATTGACCGAAAAGTTGTGTGGGCTTCCGGGGATGGGTATGGCGGCGGGGCTACCTATAGAATTTTAGACGAAGATCACGGATTGCCTTTCATGCCGTGGGCTTGTCGCGTGGGCGGCACTACTTTGGATACTGACCCACAGTATCAAGTTAGTCCTTTATTGGCACCCATCTATCATTCTGGTGATTGGGAGACCGTGAATATCGCGCAAAGTTTGTTGATCTCTGACATGATCGCCAGGGCCGCTGCCCCCAGACATATCTTTCAAGGGCCGGGCGGCGAAGTGGTTGAGTTTGACTATATGACACCCGGTGGCAGGGTGGATTTGCCAACCGGTGTGGACTATAAGTCTATCCCAGTAGAGCCGGTTGACCCAAATATTCCGACCGCTTTGAACTTATTGACGCAATCCATGTCAAAAAGCACCCTACCCAGAATGATGACAGAGGGCAATACACCAGTGAACGTGAACTTTGCCACTTATAACATGTCCATTCAAACTGGTGTTGCAAAAATCAGGCAATATCGGGAACTTGCCGAACAGGTCACTGCGGATATTTGCAAATTGTTCTTCAAGTGGATCAGACATAACAATAGTGCGGTGTTCTATAACGACCGTTCTGCGGATGCATTTGGAAAACAAATGATACTTGATCCTAATGCTTTGCCAGAAAGGCTGAATTTGAGCGTTGAGCTATCGCCGGACGTGGCAACCGATAGACAGCAAAAGATTAATGCTGCTATGATGGCCCTGCAATTAGGCTTCCCCAAAGAATATGCACTGGAAGAAATCGGGGTTACAGATCCAGCAAGGGCTATGCGCATTTCTGATAAGGAGAAGGTGCGCGAGGCGATGCTGCAGAATGAACTTGCGCTGATGCAACAGAAGGGCCAAATGGCTTTGCAATTACAACAGTCACAAATACAGCAGCAGGCGCAGGTAAACCAGATGGCAAATAACGCGCCATTACCGCAGAACCCGGCTAACGGGATTGGTTTTGATCCGAACCAGGGCGGTATCCCGGCGCAGATGATGAACCCGGAAATGACCAGGGAAATGCAGACTGGCATGACGCAGGGAGGGCAGGATGTCGGATTCTAGGAAGCAGATGTTGATTGATATTCTAGAAGCGCGACTTTATGTACAGGAACTTTTAGGCGAGGTGAATGATGCCGGACAGACAAGTAATGACCGGGGATACCTGGGAAACCATAGCGAAGAAATACGGGGTGACGGTGGCACAACTGAAGGCGTCGAACCCTGGCGTTTCCATACTGTCGCCGGGTCTGGTAATTAGAGTACCGACAGACGCTTCTCCCAGAGGGAATATGCGCAGCAGCGGTATGGGCTATGCTTATAGTCCTGTTCCTGGCGCATTTTGGGATGCACGAAATAAAGTGTTGGGTGAGTTAAATCAGACTTTGTTTAACGGTCAAGATCTTATTGGATTTGCGGCCAATAGAATCGGTTTAGGCGCAAAAAGGGTGGGCGATTTCTTTACGACATCTGAACAGGAAAGAAAGATGCAGGAAGATCTAAACAGAAGAAATGCGCTGATTCGCGAAGGAATGTCTCTGCAATCTGCCAATGCCGCTGTTGCATCCAGTAACCGCTATCAGGCACAATATGACGCCTGGTTAGCAGCTCAAAACGGCGCGAATATGGCGAATTTTAAGAGGTACGAATATGCTAATCAGCCTGTGATCCAGCCCAAACCGATGACATCTACGCAAAACAAGATTGGGAGTTTACAGAACGCCGCTCAACAACAGGCAAATTATAACGCTGTATACGGTGGCGGTCCGACTGCACTTGCAGAGGGCGGATATACAGTCAATGTGAATAATGTTCCGTACCTGACTTACCCCGGTTTGACGAATACCGCTGTTAATCAATATACCGGCGTGAATGTACCTACAAGCAAACCAGAAAATCCCAAACCGAAACCATTGGGCGCAAATTATGTGATCTACGACCCGAACGGAAAGATTATTTATAGCGCAGAGCAGGCGGCGCAGGCAAGATATAACGCCAACCATCCCGAACAGATTGATCCGACCAAATACTTCGGTTCTGTCGGACAATACACCTGGAAGTTCTAATGGCTAAAACGAAATCAACCAAAATTGAGGACATTCAGCAAAATATAGCCGCCAACATTGAGGCCGGGAATATTTCTGTAAAAAGGCCGGCAGAACTGAAACAGGAGCCCGTTTTACAACAACCGGTTCAGGCGAAAGCGTCTGATATCGGAAGTGCTGAATCTCCCGTAATAGACCCTAAACAATCCAACGAAAACTTTGAACCTGGCGGCAAAACGGGTATGAGCGGTGAACCGCTGCCGACTATCCAGCGGACTGATGGAACGAAGTGGATGGCAACCATGTTTGACCAGTACGGGAAACCTTACTGGGGAGATATTGACCCAGACCCCAATTTCTGGGGAGAGGTCAGTAATGCCATGAAGAACTGGTGGGGAAATGTCCTTTATGATTTTCAGAACAAGGACACGACACCAATTGTGATCATCCAGAAAGATAACTGGGATGAAATCCCAGAATCGTTTAAACAAGCCGGTGTTGCTATATCTGATAAGACGGGTACTTTCGTTGAGGATGCAACCAAAGCCGCCTCCCCTGTCTTGCAAACTGTTGGAGAGGCTGTATCTACCGCTGGAAGAGCCTGGACAAACGCCGAAAGACTGACCTTACCCTATGGAATCGGATATGTGCTGAAAGGCGTAAAACAATTACTTGGCGGGGGTATGGAATTGCTCGGCAATATTGGGTACGGCGCGGAGCGATTGATTGGAACCATTGCAATCAAGGCAAAGATGGGAGAGGATATTTCCGGGTATGAAGCCTGGGCTGCTTCGCGCATCGCTTATTCATCCCTATTCAAAGACGGATTAATCGCTGAATACTTGCGAAGATACAGGGCGGGCGAAAACCCGATCTTGTTGATGCAGGAATTGCAGAATCCGCTGGCAGAAATGGTCGGCCAGTCTTTTTTAGATCCACTGAATTTACTATTTCCGGGTGGTGCTGGAGCCGCAAAAGCAGGCGTCAAAGGCGTGATGATCGCCGATGATGGGGCTGATCTGTTGAAAAGCGTGAATGCAGTAACAGATATTGCCAAAGCAGAAAGTATTGTTGATTCGCTGGATACTGTTTCGGATGTATCCAGGGTTACAAATGCCGTGGGCGATACCGCCAAAGTTGCGGGTAATCTGGGTGAAGCGGCAAACGCTGCCGACAATCTGGGTGACATTGCCAGAACAACCAACGCTGTTTCTGACACAGCGAATTTGGCGGAAGAGGTGGTTGATTCTGCCAAAGTAGTTAAAAGGGTTGAATCACCCACACAAAAGTTATCTTCATGGCTTGCCGAACGGGTAAAAATTCGCACAGCGGAACAAGTGAAAAGCGCAACGCAAAGGAGCATCTTCTCGCCAGTTTCAACCGCTTTGCAAGCCAGATTAGTGGATAAGATGCACGATGCCTTTACCATCCTGGCAAAGTCTAAACAAATTCGCACGATGGAAGACTTTGGAAATGTTGTACACGACATGTTAAAGATCGTGGCTGGAACAGACGCGGAACGATTAGAGGCTGTTGCGAGAATATCTAAAATGCCGGAAGCGCAAATACTTCTCGGCGATGATATGCTGGACGCTTTTCTTGGTTTCAAGCAGATGTTCAGCAATTCTGACGGCGTGTTTGACATTAAGGGCATTACAAAACTGTTGGAGAGTGTCAAAGGGGATGGAGCCAACGCATTGACCTTCCTGACAGATAAGTTATCTAAACGGATTGAAAACGCAGCGGCCAGAATGTTCCCGTCTATTGTGAAACAGGCAGAACAAGCGAAGGCGGTACAAGTCGCATTAGAATCCGGCAAAGACATTCCAGCTTACATGCTAACTTTGGCAAAGAACGGAAAACTTGGAACTGTAAACCCGGCACTTGTCAGGATATTGCAATTCCATGAAGCGGTACAAAAGAACCTGGTCGGCCCGATCAATCGCTTCTTTGCCTTTACCTATATGGGTATCAACCCGGCATTTGCTACCAGAAACTATCTGACTAATATGTTCCATATTGGAATAGATCACCCAGATGCTTTGCTGGGCGGGTTCAAGTATTCCGGTGCCAGAGCAGATAGAATATTGGATGGCTGGGGAGCCGGTCACCTTGCAACGATTGGTTTCAAGGGTGGTGGTATCGAAAATACCATTGATGGTAAATCTATCTGGGATCGGATGGCTTTCTCTCGCAGGTGGAATGCAAAGATCGAGACAGCTTCAGCAAAGATGGTGGCCGCGAAGACGGTGGATAGAGAAATGCGCAGGATGTGGAAGGTGATGATGCAGGATGCGCAAGGTATTCTTGCGGATGCAGGCTTCACACCGGCGCAGGTCGAGGCTATCAAAAACGGCACCTGGGATAATTACGGGGATGTGTGGAAGGCTATCAAGGACACCGTTGCCGGGAAACAGGTGGATCTTGGAGATTTCCTTTCTGTAGACCAGATCGCAGAATTGCACAAAGCAGAACTGGACGATGTGGTTTTAGATATTATTCGCCAGCACCGGGACAATCCGGCTGAAATGAAGCGAATGTTACGCCAGACCATCGAGGAAAGACGAAGACTGGCTGACCGGGCAAATGCACAGGAAGCTGCCGGCAAGGCACCAGATGGGATTCACAGAGAAGTGCAGGACATGGAAGATGACCTGCTAAAAAAACTGGATGAACTGGACGAGGATTCTGGTAATTACGAATATGACCTGCTTTCCCGTAAGAACCTGAAAAAAGATGAGACTGTGCGGGTGTATCAGAATGCTTTTGATGGGCAGGTGGATCAGATCAACCGAACGCTTGGAACAACTGGTGATTATCGCAAGTTGAATGCGGCCAGAGCCAGACGCGATACTGCCTGGAAAACGTATTCAGATACCTTGCGGCGAAAGACACAAGAACTGCACGCGAATATCGAAAAAGCCATTGACGATATTATCGAGGAACAACGAGCCGGCAAGATCACCGAATCGGAAGCGGCTATCAAGAAACATACTGCCTGGAAAAAGTTTTATGCAACAAAAGAAAAACTTAACACTTCTTTGCGAAAACAGTTGTTTGCGGAATATGACGGCGCATTAGAAGACCTGAAAGCCGCCTACCCCGATGTGCTGGTGGAAGATTCCGCTGTATTGAAAGCGCAAAATCTGGGGGAAGAGTGCAACCAGATGGATAAAGCGGACAAGGAGTATTTTAGAAGTACGGGAAAACTTCGCGTCATTGAGAAACCTAAATACACCGAAAAGACTAAACGCGCCACAGAATTGATCGAAAAGGTCAGTGATGGCAAAGCCACCCAAAAGGACGTGGACGAGTTATCCGACCTGGTTGGTTTGAGAAAAACCCTTTCACCAGAGGACGCAAAGAAGCTTGACGTATTACAGGGAAAACGCGCGAATGTGCAGGAGGAGCTAAAAAAGTGGCGGTCAAAATCATATAAGACTTCCAGACAGGAAGCAACCATTGGAAAAAATACAGCGAAACAATCACGGATGAATGTTACGGAAATCAATGAGCGCAGAAGGACCAATAAAGTCGCGGAACTTGAGCGGGAATTGAGTGATATTGATGGCGAAATCTCCGATTTGCGCCCGCTGGATGTGAACGATGCAGACCAAATGGATGATTTAACGTACAGGGCCGGGAATAAGATTGGAGCGGAAATAGCCGGTGATGGCGAGACCCAGAATGTTGGAGCTCACATAAAGAACGCCACACCAGAGATACCGACACAATATGATATGGCGCAGGAAACGGTCGCGGAGATCGAGCGCACGGTAAATATGGTGATGGATTCTCTTGGAAACTATGTTCCCAAAAAACCGATTGTTTTGACAACCGCGCAGGAAAAGGCACTCGCTCAATTTGGTAAGGTTATTGAAGGGCGTATGGCAACGGCCAGAGCCACGGCAATGAAGATCAGCGGCGCGGCGCGTAAATTCACTCTGTTGGATTACCGAGATAAGCGTGGAATAGATGCACTGCTGGCCTATGTTTACCCGTATCAATACTGGTATTCCAGAACCTACGGTAACTGGATGAAACGAATCGTAAAAAACCCTTATTTGGGCGCGACCTATGGCAGATACCGTGATTACATGGAAAAGATTCATGCCGGGATGCCAGAGTGGTACAGATACCAGGTGAATACCAATGAATTACTTGGAATTGACAGTGAAAATCCGTTGTACTTCAACCTGGAAGCGACACTCAATCCGCTGAATGGGATCATCGGCGTGGACTTTGACGACCCGCAGAGGAGAGAGTCTGCTTTTGGCGCAACCGTGGATGGTCTTGGCAAATTCGGCCCTTCTGTTTGGACACCTATTTCAATGGCTGTGGCGTTGGATTATTGGATCAAGGGAAATCCTGAATCTGCCGGCGTATTTGCCGGGCGCATGGTTCCAATCACCAGTGCAATCAAAGGCGCATCTGCGATGTTGGGTGTAAAGGGCAATAACCCGATCATTACACCAGCCGGTATCGAGCTTGATCCGTTGATGCTGATGCAGGGCGGCATGTCAAATTATGACCGCCGGCGCGTTGGTAGGACTCTGGGGCAGATGGTAAATAATGGCGTGATCACCCTCGAACAGGCAGACGATGCTGCTTATCAACAGTCCGGTGAAATATGGAATATGGCAATGCAGTATTCTGTTAACAACCCGGAAAAGCCGTTCTACTCGCAAAGAGGATTCTCGCAGGCTATGGGCGGCGTGCTGGGAATTGGCTTCAAGGGGAGAAATACCGGGGATGCCCTGATTGACAAGGCATATTCTGAAATGAACGCTATTATGCTAAACAAGCCGAATATGTCACCTGAAAAGTACGCAATGGCGTGGCAGAAATTCAAAGAACGCTACCCGTTCATGGAAACGGTGATGCTATCGCGAAAGTCGGATGATGTTCGGGACGAGGCATACGTATGGGCGGTGCTAAACAGGATACCGCCAGGTTCACAGGATAATATCATCGACTCGGTTGGATTGAGCCGTAATATTCTAAACGCTTTTTATGACAACAAGGGACTTGCGGGGATGGCTGAAACAGACCGGATGCACCTGATTGCCGCAGCGCGCGATATTGGTATTGTGCTGGCGGTGCCGGATGGAACCACATCACACGAATGGGCGGCGGTGCGGGCCAGAAATTCTTTGTTGAACCGGTATAGCGTTGAGACGTTTGGTACTGATACCAAAGAACTTGTGGATCAGTATTACCAGGTGCTTGGAACCAAAGATTACTCAAAAGCTGAAATGTTTTTACAACAGCACCCGAATGTGCAGAATTATTTGCAGTACAGACAACAGGTTGTTTTGGCTGATCCGCTGTTGTCCAAATATTATGGCGGATTGGATTACCTGGAAAACTATTATCGCTCTCAATTTTACCGGGAAGCCGGCAAGAAATTCGGCGCAGAAGTGTTTGAACAACTGGACGGGTATTACTATCTCAAAGATAACAACGGTGATACCGCTCAATATTTGAGGGATTTTCCGAAAGTCAAAGAATACTGGAAATTGAAAGATAATTATGAGGGCAAGATTGCGGAAGCAATAGACAAAGCATCCGATCTCTTTCCTGAACAGCCGAAGCCGCTGATCCGAACAGACGCACAATTAAATTCTGTTGGGGCGCAGGATATTTTGAAGGGGATTAGCGAAACTACACCGGATGAGGATAATGCTGCTTTGCTGATGAAATATCAGAAAAGTAAAACGGATAGCAGTAATGGAAACTTCTCGATTTCTGCTGAAATTGATCGGGTTGCCGAAGAACGCTGGCCGGGTATTCTGACAAAGTACGAGAATTTTAAATCTATGTCAATGGATACAACAAAGGCAAGAAAGTATTACAACGATAACCCAGACATTGCCGCATACGAGAACTTTGGCAAGTCTATGCGGAATTTGTATTCCAATACGGTAAGAGGAAACTTTGACCAGGCAGAGAAATATAAGCGGCTTGTTATTATGTCGCAGATGGATGAATATACCTACGAACTGATTAAATTGTCTGACGGAAATTTACCGTCTGTTGTAATAAAGTTGTTGAACCAGATTGGCCAACCGCTTGGAATGACTGCCGAAGAGGTGCTATCCTACATTCCATGATCCCGTAAAAACACCCCCTCAAAACCTGTTATTCTGAATGTGTAGAACAAGTTTTCTACACATTCTTTTTTGAAAGGGTATGAAAAATGTCAGATCCAATTGAGGAAAGCGGGGTGGAAGTTTCCGGTCAGGGTGTGCCAACACCCGCATCGGGAAGCCCATCTGACAGCTCAAATTCTCAAAGTGTTGCACCAGAGGATGTTCTTGTAGAGAAGATTCTTGCGAAGCTCGAACCGCGGTTGCGCCCCATGATGCAATCCGTCAAAGATAAACGCATCAGCGACTTTGAGAAACGCCTGAACCAACTGCAAGATCAGACTACGAAGGAGCTTGTTGACTCTGGACTATCGGAGAAAGAAGCCAAAGAGGCTGTTTCTCAATACGTCCAAAAGCCGCAACCCATCGCGCAAACAGACAATCGCCCCGGCACGGCGGTCAATGTTTCCGAACTGCAACGCGCCGTTCTGTCTCTGGCTGGACTGAACGAATCAGACCCGGATGTGATCCTGCTATCAAACCGCAACCTTCCCGCCGATGCTTACGCCAGTGAAGTGAAGGCCATCGTAGACCGCAGGAAAACCCCGCCGCCAATTTCAACGGCGACCCAACCAGTTACCATCAGCCAGACAGACCTTTCAGCGGAATACCGCAGAGAACTTTCGGGCATACCACAGGGAGATATTCATTCTCTGATGAACCTGAAACAGAAGTACCGCGAGAAAGGGCTGTCCATATAGGAGACTAAATGTCTGTTTACGATCAACCCAAAAGTACCTACAGCGACACCGGCCCGGATATTCGGGTAATTTCCGATGTCGTCAAGATGATCGACCCGCGAGATACCCCGCTGATCATCGCGCTGGGCGGTTTGGATTCCGCAAGCTCCAAATTCCGCATCAACCGCAATGGCACCAAGATTGAATGGCTGGAAGACGCCCTCTCTTCGCTGACCACAACGGCGGATGACACCACAACCATTGCAACCAACAGCACCAGCTTTGCTGTTACGGACGCCTCTCTGTTCAAAGATGGCGATGTAATCAAGGTGGATTCCGAATACATGGTTGTATCGGCTTCTGATGCGACCAACAATACCATCTCTATTTACTCGCGCTCTTACGGCGGCACCAATGCAACTCACGCCAGCACTTCTGCGATTGAGATCGTTGGCCAGGCCCGCCTCGAAGGTGATGACGCAGACTATCGTGGTATTGCACAGCTTTCTGTGCCGTACAACTATACTGCCATCTTCCAGGAAGGGTTGAAGATCACCGGCACCCAGGAAGTGATCAGCCAGTACGGTATCGCTGACCAATGGGAATACCAGGCGATGAAGGAAATCCCCAGCTTGATGCGACTGATTGAAAAATCGGTCTTCCAGGGTATCCGCGCCGCTGGCACCGTTAGCGCGCCGCGTTCCTTTGGCGGTTTGGCCACCTTCGTTACCACAAATACCACCTCCACTACCGGGAAGGTGAATAAGACGATGGTGGACGACCTGGCCGAAAGCATCTACGGTTATGGTGGAAACCCGGATTTGTTCGTGGTTCATCCCTCATCCGCTCGCGATCTGCGCGATGTCTATGACAGCTCATCCTTTGTGAATGTGACCCTGCAAAATACCGAATTTGGTATGCTGCCAATCACTTCCGTAAATACTGGATGGGGTTCGTTGCAGCTTGTTCAGAGCCGCTTCTGCCCGACTGGCCGCGCATACATGCTGGATTCAAAGCGTGTTGGGATGTACACTTTGCGCCCATTCGGATGGCGTGAAGTGGCCCGTTCCGGCGATTCGCGTAAGGGCGAGGTTATCGGCGAGTTCTCGCTTGTCGTTGCCAATGATGCAGCCCACGGTTACATGAGCGGCATCGTCACCTAATCATAATCCAGAGAGGGGCGGGAAACCTCCCCTCTAACACAATTGATGTACCTGATGGCAAAGTGTAAGAAAAAAAGAAAAAGTAGAATGGAAAAATTAGCGATAGGAATAGCAGCATACGGTCCACAGCCCGCCGAATGGTGGGCTAAATTCGCACTTATGTGCGGTACTTTGCATAATTACAACATCCAATTGGATTCGATTATTACCGCCAATACGATGGCGACGGATCATAACCGGAACGCGGTTGTAAAAAGTTTTCTTTCCAAAGATGCGGAATGGTTACTCTGGGTGGATACAGATAATCTAATTCCGCTGGGCGGTGTCAGGAGATTGTTGGACACCGGGAAGAAACTGGTAACCGGATTGTATTACTTGAAATCTGAACCGTACCGCCCGGTTGCGTTTACGCGGGAACCAGACAATAGATATAAACCGATTGAGAATTGGCGCAGGGGGGAATTGTTGCAAATTGATATGGCCGGGATGGGGTGCTGTTTGACCCACCGCTCTGTGTATGACGACATACGCGATCAAACAACCGTCACTGAATCAACCAACGGGCATTTGGTTGTGTTGCATAACACACAGATCAAAGGCGAGATCAAGAAAGAAATCGTTGCAACGGAAGGATATGCCGAAGATGGTATTTACAAACTTCCGTTATATCTGCCAAACCATGAGGATGACTACCCGTATTTTATGAGCAACTACCTTCGTACAGAGGATGTCCACTTTTACGAGGTGGCGCAATTATGCGGTTACCAGGCGTGGTGTGATACCAGCGTAGAAGTAGAGCATTTAGGAATGCGTTCCGTGACTGGCGAAACCTACCGAAAGCACATGAAAGAGACGCAATATAAAACTACTGGAGTGAAGGATTACATCCTGGGAAAGGCGGTATCTCACGATGTTAGTTCTTGAAATTGGCGCAAATATCAAGCCGCAGGCAAAGTATGTGTGGGAAAACGCGACCATTGAAACAATGGACGCAGATGCTGCGCAGAACCCTACCTACATAAACGATGCCAGAAAGATGCCGGAACATCTATACGGGAAATTCGATGCAGTTTTTGCAAGCCATGTATTAGAACATATCCCTTATTGGGAAGCACACGCCGCCCTGATTGAATGGGGTAAGGTGATCAAGCCTGGCGGAGAATTACATATCGTTGTGCCGTCGTTGGAGTGGGCGGCAGAACAGATTTTATCTGAAAAGCCCAGCAAGGCCATTATGCCGCACCTGTTTGCTGGATTGACAACGGCATGGGATGTTCACTTATCTGGATATACCATGCGCAACCTACGCTCATACA